ACTTCTTAGATCCAGATGCACCAAATCCAGACTTATATCCAAAAGGAATCTTGTTGTTTAACACAAGAAGATCAGGATACAATGTTAAAGAATACAAAAACGACTACATCACAACTACTGCTTACCCAGGTTCAGGTTCAACTGGCTTAGGTAACATAAGAGCAAGTAATGAATCAGTAGCAGGTTACTACCCAGACAGATGGGTGACAAAATCTGCTAACAACGATGATGGCTCAGGCACTTTTGGAAGAAAAGCACAGAGACAAGTTGTTGTAAGTCAATTGAAATCAGAAATAGATAGCAACCAAGCAATCAGAGAAGACCAAAGAGGATTCAATGTTATTGCTTGTCCTGGATACCCAGAAGTAATATCTAACATGATTAACCTAAACACAGACAGAAACAACACAGCGTTTGTGGTAGGTGACACACCATTTAGACTGGCAGGAACATCTACAGCAGTGAGCAACTGGGCAAACAACAGTGCATCAGCAACAAGCGATGGCGAAGATGGACTAGTTTCAGCAAGTGAACACCTAGGCGTATTTTATCCGTCAGGTAAATCAACTGACAACGGCGGCAATAGTATTATTGTTCCACCAAGTCACATGATACTAAGAACACTTGCAAACAATGACAACATTGGATTCCCATGGTTTGCTCCAGCAGGTACAAGAAGAGGTATTGTAGACAACGCAACAGCAGTTGGATACATTGAAGCAGACACCGGTGAGTTTGATGCGGTATCATTGACAGAATCGGCAAGAGATGCCTTACACACAGCAAAAGTAAATCCAATAACGTTCTTCTCAGGAGCAGGTATTGTAAACTTTGGTAACTTAACTAAAGTTTCAGGATCTAGTGCTTTAGATAGAATTAACGTTTCAAGATTAGTTGTGTTCTTAAGAAATCAACTAGATGCAATTGCAAAACCATTTATCTTTGAGCCAAATGATCAACTAACAAGAAATGAAATCAAACAAGCAGTTGAGTCATTCTTATTAGAATTAGTTGGACAAAGAGCATTGTTTGACTTCTTAGTAGTTTGTGATGAAACAAACAACACACCTACTAGAATAGACAGAAATGAATTGTATGTTGATATAGCAATTGAACCAGTGAAATCAGTTGAATTTATATACATACCATTAAGAATCAAAAACACAGGAGAAATTGCAAATTTAGGGAACTAAATTTTGAATAAATAGGAGAAACATATGGCAATATCAACATTATCTAAATTTACAGTACCTTTAGCAAACGACCAAAGTTCAGCATCACAAGGCTTATTGATGCCAAAGTTACAATATCGTTTTAGGGTGATATTAGAAAACTTTGGTGTTTCTACTCCTAGATCAGAATTAACAAAACAAGTTATCGATGTTTCAAGACCTAATTTAACTTTTGACAACGTTACACTAGACGTTTACAACTCAAAAGTATACATGGCAGGTAAACACACTTGGGATCCTATAACAATCAATGTTAGAGATGACGTGAACAACGCAGTAACTAAATTGGTTGGTGAACAAGTACAGAAACAATTTGATTTCTTTGAACAAGCGTCTGCTGTATCAGGTATTGATTACAAATTTACTTCAAGAATCGAAGTGCTTGATGGTGGTAACGGAGCGTCTGCACCAAATGTATTAGAAACATTTGAACTATATGGTGCATACATTGAGTCAGTGAACTACAACACATTGGCTTATGCAACATCAGACCCAGCAACTATTACCATGAACATCAGATACGATAACGCTATCCAAACTCCACAAGGAACAGGAATTGGAACAGCAGTAACCAGAACAGTTGGTACTTTAGCAACTGGCGGTGGTATCTAATAAAAATTAGCATTTATAAATCAAGGAAAGCGCCTTTTTTGGCGCTTTTTTTGTGGCGGTAAATAAACATATGCCATCGATAAACAATTTTTTAAACGCATTTTCAAACGGTCTACCAGGCATGAAAGACTATCGTCATGCCTCAAGATTATATCTAGACGACAATTTCAAATTGATGCCGAAACAGAAATTTCTGTTTCACGTTGTTTTTGATATAGACAACAACATTCCAAACAGGCCTTACACCAGCAATGAAAAACTTGAATTAAACATGTTGGTCAAAAATGCTGACCTTCCAAAATACAACATGAACTTGGAAGAAAAACAACAGTACAATAAAAAAACATACGTAGGTACAAAAATAAGTTATGAACCTTGCAATATAACCTTTCATGATGATCATGCTGACACTGTGAATGCCTTTTGGAAAGCGTATTTTGAATACAACATCTCTGACTCTTTGACAGTGAACCCAAGTGTTACAGGATTTAACACAAAGGACAACATGTATGACGACAATCCAAATGTAACACAGTTTGGTAGAGATGGGGCACAAGCAAGGAAAAGGCCTTTTCTAAAAAATATACAAATTTTTGCACTACACAAACAGAGATTCACTTCATTTACATTAGTAAATCCTGTAATAGGATCTTGGTCACATGACAATTTAGATCAAGCAGATGGCCAAGGTATTATGGCAAACACAATGCAAATTTTTTATGAGACTGTTTTGTATGGAGCAGGCAAAGTAAAAAAAGGAGCAAGTCCAACAGGATTTGCCACAATACACTATGATCTTGAACCTAGTCCTTTATCAGTCCTAGGCGGAGGTACAACTTCAATATTTGGTCCTGGTGGTATAGTCGATGGCATAGGTTCAGTGATAAGCGACATACAAAATAATAATTTTAGTGTGGCAACGATATTAAGAGGAATCAACACATACAACAATGCAAAAAAAATTAAGGCAAAAGATGCTGTCAAAGAAGAACTGAAAGGCATAGTAAAAGAAGGTGTGCTAGATATAGGAAAACAAGCAGGCACAATAACAAATCCAGTCGGTAACTTTTCTATGGGCAACGCGGCTGTGACTGCTGTGGCGGCAGGTGCGGCGGTGGCCACTGCCAAAGGATACATTGATAGCAAAGACACAAGCAACTCAACCGCAGTGACTACAACAGTGGTACAGTATAGTGAAATACTTACTCCAACTGAATCATTAAATTTGATATCAACTAACACTGTGGCAAGAGATAAAGTTGCCAGTGCTTTGTATTATCAAACAATAGGTTCAAGAAATGGACAAACAATTGCTGAAAGTGACGTGGCCTATGCGGCCTTGACAGATAACGAAAAAAGCGTTTACAGAGATAGAGCAATTGACGAAATAGCACAATTGGTGTCAGATGGATATATAAAAATTAATAGATCAACACAAGACGTGAATGTAGTTGCAGAGAAGGCGAATATTTAATGACTGAATTTTATTCTAATTTACCACAACAACTAAAAGATAGTTTACAAAAAACAGCAGACAAATTAATTGATACTGATTACAAAGAAAAATTTGAATTTGCCGCTGGAGACTATGATGCCGCTGTAGGTTTTTTTATAAAGAGAGGGTTTTCTCGACAGTCGGCCGAAGACACTGCCTACATAATATTAAAACAAGCCAAGATAGATTCAGTGTCAATAGGATCTATACTTGACCAATTAACTTATACTAATCCCGCACAACTTTCTGAATTGGTATCTACCATCCTTAATGCTAACAGATACAAATCAAGCAGACTTGGAGTAAGAAACACTAGGACTGTAAAAGATACTGTATCAAGAAACATAGTTGACTAATGACTATTCCAAGATTTGCAAGAGGAAAGTTCTCCCCAAAGAACAGTAAAAAATATGTTGGACTAAAAACTCCTACGTATCGAAGCAGTTGGGAACATGCGTTTATGAGATTGTGTGATGAACATCCAAACGTTTATCAATGGGCATCAGAATCTATTAAGATCCCTTACAGGCATCCACTGACTGGCAAATACACAGTTTACGTTCCAGATTTTTTTATTGTTTATATGGATAAGAACGGAAAAAAACATGCTGAAATGATTGAAGTAAAACCTAAGGCACAAATGAGTATGGAAGCCGCTGGCAAAAGTATGGGCAAGAAAAAACAAGTTGTAATTAATATGGCAAAATGGGAAGCCGCCAACGCATATGCCAAACAAAGGAAAATACGATTTAGAGTGGTGTCAGAAGAGCAATTGTTTCATCAAGGCACACGTAAGTAAATATTGACATGACAAAAAAACTTGAAGAAATATTAAATTTACCAAATGTCAAAGAAGCGTTCGCCCAAGTAGATAAAAAAGAGCAGGCCAGAGAAAACAAAGACAAAACTAGAACTGTTCAAAAGAATGTAGATCCAAAAACTGCAAAAAGTCTTGAAACTGCATATGCTGAATTCGACAAAATAGAAAAGGCATTGCCACAAGTAAAAGGACTTGGAGAATTATCAGATTTAGAACTAGATAAACTTGCCATTGAAGCAGAAGATTCTTATAAAAACTTGATGGACTTAGGCATGAATGTAGATTCTAGATATTCAGGCAGGATTTTTGAAGTTGCCAGCACCATGTTAAGAAATGCCATTGACGCTAAAAGCAATAAAATTGATAAGAAGTTAAAAATGGTGGAATTACAACTAAAAAAGATGAAAATTGACAAAGACGGCAATGATGATGTCAGCGATCCAGTGGACAGTGAGGGCACTATAATAACAGATCGTAATGAATTAATGAAAAAACTAATGAAGAAAGACTAAATACAGCATTATGGGTGATTTCGTAAAATATCTATCAGAATCCGCAAAGCAATACGATTATCGTATCAAAATTGCTGGTGAAATAGACAAAGATTTTGGCACAAAATTAGAAACTGGACTTCAAAAGTTTGAAGTTGCAAAACTTTCAGCGGGTAAAACTACTCCAATCCAAGAAACACCACTAGATTTTCCAATGTTCAAAAACACAAACGTAACAATTTACGAATTAACAACAAATTATCCTGCATCTGTATTTGAAATGCAACAATATATTGCAGATTATATGGGCCTTGCAAAAAATCAAGTTGTTGTAAGAAAGCCAAATGAGCCTACAGAAGAATATCAAGCAGACATGGGCAAAGAAAAAGAAGAATCAGAATTTAGATCAGTATTACAAGATGTAGAATATAAAGATGCACCAGAAGTACCAAAAGAAAAAGCATTTGGTGATGAAGCAAACAAAAGTTTATTCAAAGAATTATTAAAAGACAGAAAAGAAAAAGTTGAAGCAGAGAAAAAAGAAACTGCACAAAAACAAATGGACAAAGATGAAAAAGGTACGCCAAGTCCATTTACAAAACCTAAAAACGAACATCCAGACCCAGTGAGAAGATAACATGGCAGAAATGATTGACATATTAAACAAGTTAAGAGAATATCAAGAGCAAGGCCATGAAGTTTCTGACGCAATCAAAAGCACGGAAATGACACAAACTGAAAAGCCAGTGCAAGAACACTGTCACAGTTTTCAAGATTTTTTAAAAAGAGAAGGATATCCATCAGTAGAAAAAATGACTTTTAGCGACTATGCCAAATATGCTGAACTTTATGCAAAACACAAAGCAGAAATGTCAAAAGACGAATCAGTAAAAGAAGGTGGCATGAGCGATATTCACATTGGAGCACAAGAGATAATTGGAGATTATGTTGACGACGACGGAAACTTAAAAATGCCAAAAGTGCAAGTAATTGCAGACATGGACAAGAAAAAAAGAGGCATGGATTTTCCTAAGTCTTACGAATACGATGTTGCAATGGATATGGTTAGAGATGACTTCGATGATGGTGGAGCAAGAAAACCTGAAATAGACGCAGAATCAGAAGTTCAAGAAACAAAAGCCAAACCAGACTTTTTGGATCTAGACAAAGACGGCAACAAAAAAGAACCAATGAAAAAAGCGGCAAAGGACAAAGAAATGAAAAAAGAAACAGTAAAAGAAGATATGCACATCATGACAGATAATCCAGAAGAAATGGGTATGATGATGCAAATTTTAAAACTAGCAGGTGTTAAACCAGTTGACTCAAAAATGATCGGTGCTGAAGAACCAGCAGATGAAACAGAATTGGCAAATTCACCAGCAGGTTACCACAATGATCAAAAAATGCAATCTATCGACGACCTAGTAAACACACACTCAGGTGGATTAAACAGACAGAAAGCACAGATCAAAAAAGGTCACCCAGGCGATAACGAACTTACTGCTGAAGATTTAGCAAGTAGCCTTACTGCACAATATGAAAGTTTTAAACAAAACTATCAAGCAGAAGCAAAGAAGGCTGTTGAATCAAAAGAAGAAAAAAAGTAGTAAACACCTACAATATTTTCCTTAAATAAAAGTATGGACAGTATTACCGTACCGCACGAAAAAATAGATCAACTGCGAAAACATTTTGATGAGGCCTATGATTCTTTGGAAGACGCTCAATGGCAGGTTAACAAAGAATTACTTGAAAAACTTTACAACATCACAGGCAAAGACAAAGTCATGCAGACAAAACGTGGCATTATGAAAAGAGGCACTGATGCACGTAAGTTGGTGGCAGAGATATTAGAACCATTTAACATAAAGGCGGACCCAGACGGATGGCACATTAACTATGCTAGAGGATTTCTTCCTATTGCCATGCACGTTGACATACCTGAACACGACACAAATCATGATGGAGACACAATTTTAATTCCACTAACATTTGACTATAGAATAAAAACGTTATGGTGGAAGTGCCATGTGTATGAAGCAGTGTTTGACTTTTGGATTGAAAAGCAGGATTGGCCAAACAAACAAAAATTAAACAATGTAAGTGAAAAATATGACCTTTCAAATGGATATTGGCGTAAACCAGAAGTAGTTGATTACATGCCATTGGATGGAATAGGAGATTGGTCAAAAGGAAATGTCTTTAGAGGAAGAAGATCACAACCTCATTGTAGCAATAATTTTGTTACAAGTGGCATACCACACAAAGATTATATACTAATACAAACACAAGATCAGGACCACAGATCAGAATAAGTACATTACTATGGCTTACGTATCATTAGACAGTAACCAGATAAAGAAGGCACACAAGAAACACAAATACACTAAAGACCAAGTGTTACAACTTGAAAAGTGTATGGACGAAAAAACTGGTCCACTTTTCTTTATGGAATCCTTTATGAAAATACAACATCCAACAAAAGGATCATTGCCTTTCAAACCTTATGCTTATCAAAAAAGATTAATACAAAGTTACAACGATCATAGATTTTCGATTGCCATGCTACCAAGACAGACAGGAAAGACAACCTGTGCGTCAGGTTATCTAATTTGGTATGCGATGTTTAAACCAGATTCACAGATATTAATTGCCGCACACAAATATGCTGGAGCATCAGACATCATGTCAAGGGTGCGTTATGCTTATGAGATGTTGCCAAGTTGGATCAAAGCAGGCGTAACACAATACAACAGAAACAGTATCGAGTTTGACAACGGTTCAAAGATAATGGCAACCACCACAACTGAAAACACAGGACGGGGTATGTCCTTAACAATGATATATTGTGATGA